TCTCCCAATCATCACTGATGCAAACGTTGCTACAAACTACGGTGCAGCCACCAACCAAGATGAAATCTATCTTGTTGATGCACGCGAAATGCACCTCTGGGAGCAACCAGGCGCTCCATTCTCACTCCGCTTTGATGCAACTGCCCCTGGCAGCCTAACCATCAAGACCGTTGTGTATGGATTCTCTGCATTCACTGCAGAGCGCTATCCAAAGGCCGCTTCAATCATCAGCGGTACTGGTCTCGTTGCACCATCGTTCTAGTTAGAACGAACAACTAAATAGTTGTGTAGGAGCAGGTAGGAATCCCCCGACTTGCCTGCTCCTACACTTCCTAACGAATCGGGGGATTCAATGAAGTCAGGACATAAAGTTTCAATCGGAGCCTGTGACCCAGGCACCGTCAATGCGGCGTGGGCATATCGGATGTTTCAACTCTGCCAAGACCGCCGCGACAGACTAGGGCCATTTGTCAGAATCAAAGGTTCTGGATTACTTTCCAAGATGCGCAATCGTGTAGTCAAAGCATTTCTTGACAACACAGATTCTGATTGGCTCTTGTTGATTGATGTGGATGAACAACTCACCACAGAAGCATTTGATTTACTTATTCAAACCGCTCACGATAAAGAACGCCCAGTTGTATCAGGTCTGGTCTTTGCAGCCTTTGATGCACACAAACATCCATATCCAAAGCCAGTGCCAGCAATCTTCCAAGATGCGCCAGAAGGCTTCTTACCTTTGTTCAAATATGACCGCAATGCTGTCTTTCAAATTGATGCTTGCGGAACTGGCTGTGTTCTCATTCATCGCAGTGTTCTTGAAAAGATGCGTGAGATGGCCGACCCAAACCAAGGCAAAGATTGGTGTTGGTTCTGGGATGGTCCGATTGATGGCAATTGGATTAGCGAAGATTTGCTGTTTTCACGCCGTATAAGACAATTGGGCTTTCCAATCTATGTCAACACAGGCGCAGTTTTACCCCACCAAAAGTCATATTGGCTATCAGAGGAACACCACCTATCGTGGAAAGAATAAAGTTTTGGCGCAAGGAAACCGCAACTGCAACGCCGAATTTAGAGCGAGCAGTTGCACCACAGGCAGAGAAGAGGAAAAAGCGTGGCACTGATAAACGCATACTGCACACTGTCAGACCTGAAGGAATCACTAAACATTGATGACATTCAGGATGATACTGCGCTTGAAGCAGCAATTATGGCTGCCAGCAGAATGCTTGATGATTACACTGGAAGATTCTTCTATAAAGATGGAACCACAGGCACGCCAGTAACTCGTTACTATACAGCGCAAGACTGGTGGACAACTAATGTTGATGACATCATCTACATCAGCGAGATTGCCACAGATGATAATTTTGACCAGTTATACACAACAGTGTGGTCAACTTCTGACTATATGGTGGAACCTGTGAACAACCCCCGCCGTGGATGGCCTTGGACCAGATTGCTCGCAATCGGCGCCTATATCTTCCCATTCAATCTGCCGCAATCAGTGCGTGTCAAAGGTGTCTGGGGATGGTCTGCAATTCCTCACGAAATTCAGATGGCCTGCAAGATTCAGGCATCGCGTCTCTTTGTTCGCCGCCAGTCGCCATTCGGCATCGCTGGCAGTGCTGACCTTGGAACTGTTCGCTTGAGTTCTAGGCTTGACCCAGATGTTGAAATCTTGGCTCGCCCATTCCGTAAAGTTTCTTGGATGGCAAAATGAAACCCAGTTCCATCCGTGATGCTCTCAAGAAGCAACTTGAAGAAATCAAAGGTCTGCGTGCATATGACATTATGCCTGACTTGCCACAGCCACCTTGTGCTGTCGTTGGTCAGTTAGATTTCACTTTTGATTTGAACAATAGCCGTGGCTTAGACCAGGCAAACTTGGATGTCTATGTGTTAGTTCAGAGATTTTCTGAAAGAACAGCACAAGACAATCTTGACAAATACCTTGCTGGCTCTGGAGATTATTCAATCAAAGCAGCCATTGAATCAGATTTGACCCTTGGCGGTGCCTGCAACGCTTTGCGTGTTACATCGGCAGAAGCAGGAACATATCTGTCAGGGGATGTTGAATATATTTCATATCGTTACCGTCTAACAATCTGGGGCCAAGGAGACTAAATGGCATACATAGTAAATTCTGACCGTTTCGTTTTGAAGAAAAAAGGCGAATCAGTATCAGAAAAAGAACTGCTTGAAGCAGGATGCAACATTGATGCGCTTGTCGCAGGTGGTCATCTTGTGTCAGCAAAGACCGCATCAGCAGTACCGACACAAGAAGGAGACACTAAATAATGGCACGCATCGTATTGACGGATGTATCCGTTGTCATCGGCGCCGTAGATTTATCTGACCATATTGCCAGCGTGACAATTTCAACATCAGAAGATGTCATTGACACCAGCGCATTTTCATCCACTATTGCTGCAGGCCGCACAAGAGTTGCTGGTCTTGCTGACAATTCTGTGACCCTAGAGTTCCACCAGGATTTTGCAACATCCTCGGTTGAGCAAACGATTTACCCGCTACTTGGTTCAGCAACAACCGTTGTTGTCAAGCCAACAAGCGCAGCAGTATCTGCAACAAATCCTTCATACACCTTCTCCGCTCTTGTATCTGAATGGCAAGAGTTGTCAGGTTCTGTGGGAGAATTGGCTACTGCAAGTGTGACCTGGCCAATCTCAGGCGCGATTACAAAAGGAGTATAAAGAATGGCCCGTTTAGTTCTAACAGATGCATATGTCGTGCTTGCAAGTACCGACATTTCTCAATATGTTACATCAGTTTCACTTTCATCCACACTTGATGTCGTTGAGACAACAAGCATGGGCAGCACCAGCAGAACCCGTGTGGCTGGTCTCCGTGATAATCAAGTGACGCTTGAATTCAACCAGGACTTCGCTTCTGGTGCATTAGAAGCATTGATTTATCCAAGCGATGCATCAACAAAAATTGGCACTGCAGTTGCAATGACAGTCAAGCCGACTAGCGCTGCAACATCTTCAACAAATCCTGCATACGGATTCTCTGCTTTGATTACAGAATGGCAGAGCGTATCGGGTAGCGTTGGTGAGTTGGCTACTGTCTCCGTGACATGGCCTATCTCTGGCGCAATTACTAAGACAACATCCTGATAACTAATAGGGGGAAATACAATGGATGGATTAGCAATCAAAGTAAAAACTGCCGATGGTAATGAGTCAATCTATAAACTGACTCCACGCATCATCGTTGCATTTGAGCAGAACTTTGGCAAAGGACTGCCTAAATTGATTGGGGACGAGCAAAAAATTGAACATATCTATTGGTTGGCTTGGAAAGCACAGCAAGTCAATGGAGTTGTGGTCAAACCATTCGGACCTGATTATTTAGATACGATTCTCAGCGCAGAATTGGATGCCGACCCAAATTTCGAATCCACCGCGAAAGCCTAACCTATACGGTTGCAGCAATTGCGGTGGAGACTGGGATTTCGCCAGTTGACTTACTAGATGCTCCTGATGGCATCCTGGAAGCAATCGGTGTTTATATGAAAGAGCGGGCTAAAAAACATGGCGGATGAAGTCATAGTTCTCACTGGCATCAAAGAGACACTTGATGCTTTGAAAGAGTTTGATAAATCCGCTGTTCGTAAATTCAACAAAGTTATCAATACAGAACTTGCGAGCGCTGAACGCGATGCCCATGGCATTGCTCGCGGTATCAGCAACGGTAAATCAGATACTCCAATGAGCGGCTGGCGGCCATATAACGCCGCCAGACCTCAAAGCAGTTCCCGTGGTGGTTCTGGTTGGCCTGCCTGGAATACAGGTGAAGTTGTTGCGGGTATTCGTAAAACTAAGGCTCAAGGAAAAGTTCGCGCTGATTACACAACGAGCGCTGGTGCGTTATTGAATAAATCAGCCGCTGGAGCAATCTTTGAAGTTGCTGGTCGCAAAAGTGGTAAAGATGCAACTGGTCGCCGTCAAGGTGACCAATTTATGCGTACTTTATCTGCCAGATTCAAACCTGCTTCGCGTTTGATTTGGCGTGTTGTTGATAAAGACCGCGCTAAAATCGAAACCAATGTGAATAAAGCATTAGAAGAAGCAAAAGCAGAATTACAAAAGCATTTGAATAGAGAGCGGGTATAACGATGGCAGTTGGCGCAGTTGTAGCGCGGATTATTACCCAATATTCTGATAAGGGTTCCAAGGCTGCCAGAAAAGACATTACAAAACTTGGCAAAGGTTTTGATGATTTTAGCAAGAAAACAGTTCGTGCATTTGCGGTAGCAACCGCTGCAGTCGGAGCATTCGCCATCAAGATTGGCAAGGATGCAGTTCAGGCTGCCATTGCAGACCAGAAGAGCCAGGTACTTCTTGCCAATAGCCTTCGCAACACAACAGGCGCAACCGATGCTGCCATTGCATCAGTAGAAGCCTATGTTTCAAAATTACAACTTGAAGTTGGTGTCGTTGATGATGAATTGAGACCATCGCTTGCGAAACTAGCGGCAGTAACGGGTTCAGTCAGTTCTGCTCAGAGTTTGCTCGCGACCGCTCTTGATGTCTCAGCCTTTGCAGGTGTTGATTTAAGCACTGCAACAACAGCAGTCACTCGCGCTCTACAAGGTAATTTCCGTGGTCTGCAAAAACTTGTTCCAGGTATCACTGCCACTGCTATCAAATCAAAAGACTTAGCGGCGGTATTCAATGAAGTAAATAAAGCAACACAGGGTTCAGCAGCAGCACGCGCCAACACTCTTGAATTCAGACTTGCTATCTTGCGTATTCGCTACAGTGAAATCCTTGAGACTCTCGGATATAAACTTCTGCCAGTCATTGAGAAGTTTGCAACTGTCATTCAGAATAAAGTATTGCCACAGATTGAAGCATGGATTGCTACTAACAGTGAAAAACTTGTAAAAGGACTTCAAGCAGTCAGCGATGGAGTGGTCAAGATAATCCTTGCTGGTATCGCTCTTGCTGATTGGATTTCAAACAATATGGGTCTAGTTAAGACCTTTGCTGGAATCATTGGAACAATGTTTGTAGTAGGAAGAATCGCTGCATTCGTCACTGCGATTCAGACACTCACTGGCGCTTTTGCTGCTCTTAGAACTACAGCAGCAGGCGCAGCCATTGCTGCAGCATTTGCATCAGGCGGAACTACAGTAGTTGCAGCCAGTGCAGCGCTTGCCGCCGTTGGCGGTGCCGCCGCTATCTATGGCGGGTTGAAATCTGCTGGAGATAAGGCAAGAGCGCAAAAAACAGGTCCTTTGGGCAATTACGCAATGTCAACAGGTTCAGCATCAACTATCACTGCTCCAACCGCAAAGACAGACCCACAGGCAGCATTACTTGCTGCTCTTACTAAAGCCCAGAATAATCTCAACAACGCCAAGAAAAAAGAACTTACGACAGAGCAAAAAATCGTCAATCAAATGCTCAAGAAGTATGGCTTGACATTGATGACTGCAGAAATTGAAGCCAAGGCAACTGCTGCTTCCATTGAAGCAAACTTAAAGCGTCAGGCTGCTATTGCTAAGTCATCACCTACAGTTTCACTTGCTGCTCAAGGTGATGGCTCTGCAACTGGAAATGGTTCAATCATAAATTCCGGAAATCCAAATGTGAATGTCACCATCAATACTCCACACGGAACAAAAGATGATTACATTGTTGAGATTGAAACAGGTTTGAATACTTTGCAGAGAAGGCGCGGAATAGGCGCTGGTCGTGGAGTATTTAGAGGAATGGTTGCTGAATAATGGCAAACTATGATGGGGTTACTGCGCCGTCAATCGCAGTGCAGTTTTACATTGGCTCAACTTGGACATCAACAACAGCAACAGATGTTCTTGAAACAAACATTCGCCGTGGTCTAAAGCAATATGACATCTTGAATCAGGCTGGTGTTGCCAGCATTGTGTTCAATAACTATTCAGGCAACTATGACCCAGACAATGCATCAAGTACCTGGTATCCAAACCTGAAGGCTGGTTTGTTGATGCGCATTCAGGCAACCTGGTCATCAACTCCATACACGATTTATCAAGGCTACTTGGAATCAAGCATCGTCAATCAAGGTCACTATCCGACCGTCACAATGACATTTGTTGATGGACTTGGATACATCGCCGATGCGCAGGCCCCTGTCCTTGCTTCATTGCAATTCTCAGAGACAGCGGCAACTCGCGTTGGGCGAATGTTGGATTACGCAGGATGGTCAGCCACTGCTCGGTCATTGACTGGTACCATAACGCTGCAATCAACGGTCCAAGGCAAATCCTGTCTTGCAATGATAAATCAGGCTGTAAACGCCATTGCGGGTCGTTTTTATATTTCTCGCAGCGGCGTTGCCACGCTCGTTCCGTTATCAGACAAATTCTCACGCCCAACTCAATTATTATTTTCAGACCAAGGCGATGCATTTTCTGCTGTGTATCAAGGATTGGTTGTTGACCCTGGAACCTACTATGTGGTCAATCAAGCCATCATTGACCGTGGCGCTTCAGCAACAGTGACATCAACTTACAATCCAAGCAAGAATTCTTATGGATTGGTTTCCAAGAAATTTGATGCACCAATTTTGAGCGAGACCAGCGGAACCAATCTTGCGCTCTATCAATCACGCCAACAGGCAACTCCAGCAACTTATGCAAAGCAGATTGATTTCAGCGCTTTGAATCTTGGAGTTCTTTATCCTGATTTCTTAGCCTGTGAAATTGGTGACCAGGTAAGTGTCAAACGCCGTACTGTTGATAATCGAAATTTGCAATATAACCTTGTCATTGAAGGAATGAACCACAAAATCACCAATGATGATTGGCAGGTTACATTCCACACATCGCCCATCAATCCATATTCAATAACAATCTAGGGGTAAGCGATGCCATTATGTCCACAGATTACTAATACGCCAATCACAGTCACACAGACTGCTGACTTTACTGTTTCATCTGTGGTGCCTGCTGTACCTGATACTGCAGATGGCCTTGCAAACACGATTGACCAGATTGTTCTCAACTCAGGTGCTGTTGTTTATTACCAAGCATCAGCACCAACTGACCCTTCCTTGAAGGAAGGCGACCTTTGGTTTGATACTGATGATGGATACAAACAGTATTACTACAATGGAACTACCTGGGTATCTGTCCAAGATACTGCTATCGCCGCGGCACAGTCAGCCGCGACAGCGGCACAGACCACTGCCGATGGCAAGAACCGCGTTTATCGCCAGACCACGCAACCTAGCACTGGACCATTTGCTGAAGGCGACCTTTGGTTTGATACCGATAATGACAACAAAATTTATCGTTATACATCAGGTTCATGGGCAACAGCAGTTGAACTAGGCAATAACGCAATTGCATCTTTGTCAGCCAATAAACTTACTGCTGGAACGATTGATGCATCTGTCATCACTGTCTCCAATATCAATGCTGGTAATATCTCAACAGGCACATTGGCTGCTGACCGCATCGCTGCAGCATCTATCACTGGTTCTAAGATTGCCGCTGGCACTATCACTGCAAGCAATATTGCTGCATCAACTATTACAGCAACTGAAATTGCTGCTGGCACAATAACAGCGGCAAAAATTGCAGCCAATACGATTACCGCATCTCAAATCGCTGCTGGAACAATTACTGCAACTCAAATTTCATCCAGTTATGTATATGCTGGAACTATCAATGCCAATCAAATCAATGCTGGAACTTTGACAGGATTCTTGGTTCAAACAAGTTCTGGCACCACTGCTGTAACACTTGATGGTTCAACAAATTCAATGTATTTCAAATATCTTGGAACTGTCTATGGTCATATTTTGCCAGCAACTTCTGGCTCAGTAATGATTCACTATGGTTCTACTGCAGACCCTGTAGGCAACTCATACCCTCAGTTTTATGTTGGCTCAAGCGCAGTATTTATGGCACAAAGTGGCAGCAGGTATGCTCTTGTGGATAGCAGCGGTCTTGATGTCGGCGGTAGTATTGATGCAACGCTAGATGTCACTGCAGGTCGTGATTTATTCACGCCTAACCACACAACCGTCACCGATGCCGCCAATGGTCGCGTCACCATCACTCTTGGTCGCGTCACACGAAGCACTGCATCAAGCCAGCGCTATAAAGAGAACATTGTTGCATTGAAAGATGTATCAGAATTAGACCCTAAGAAATTGCTTGACTTACCAGTGCGAGCATTTACCTATCGTGAAGATTATCTCTCTGAATCAGACAGTCGCTTTGGCGCTCTCATTCCTGGTTTCATTGCTGAAGAAGTTGATGCTGTCTATCCAGTCGCTGCTGATTATGAAAATGGTGATGTTGAGTCTTGGAATGACAGAATGATTGTTCCTGGATTGCTTGCCTTGATTCAGGATTTATACAAAGAAATCAAACTACTCAAGGGGGAATAAATGAACGAAGAACTCGATGTCAATGAGATATTGGCGTCAATGCGCCAGCAGATAGGCGCAAT